TGATTTGGAGTTCCAACTTTTGGCGTCCCCACATTAGTACTGGGAGCAGTCAAACCGGCAGCAGGCGGATCAATATCACGCGCAGTGGCTTTATCCAATGGAGGAATGCTCATCTGCTTACGAATCAAAGCCTCAAGTGGGTCATCTGGCGTCAGGATCTTCGCACCAACTAGGTTACGGAGTGCAAATGTCATCGTTCTGGTGTCTTCCCATTCACCCATACGTCTTACACAGAGCTTAGGATAACCGCCCTTGCGTACGAAGTTCATATCCACAAGCTCACGAATGAGCCATTTGTTGAATGTGGAGGCTACACACTGGGCAATGTAGCGAGTAGATTTGTAGAAGGTATCTAATGATTCCTTGGATACCTCTTTGCTGCCCATGAACGATGCCAGAATGGATTCATAAATTTTAGCATCGTGATGTTCAACAGACGGTATGGGATCTACCGGCTGTCCTTCCAGCTTGGCGAAATATATTTCCCAGTTGTTTGGAATCGTGATATACGCACGTTCGTTAGTCCTAAGGTTTCGCCCAAGGTCATTGGCCAGCTGCTTGTCGGAATCGGTAAACCCCAACGGCATAACGATGACCGGCACACCAATACCATGACGTTCCTTTTGAATCGCGTCAATCTTGTATAGAGTATCTTTATAGTACCAGTGCTTAAACGCCGTACGTAATATGGAGGTACCTCTTAGGTCTCCACCTTCCATTTCGAAGACCATCATCAACAGTTTATTAAACGAAATCTCAACTGGATCCTTGGTGAAATCCTGTCCGTTTAATGGTTCCATAACGACGCCAAGCAAATTCCCATAGACATCATAGTTCCAACTCTGTACATCAAGAGGATGTAGCGGAGCCAGACGCTCAAGCACAATTTTGCTCTGAGTAGTATCCCGTTTGTACACTTTTTCAAACGGAAAGAACCCATAGTCGATACAACGCAAACAGTCTTCTACAACTCGCTCCCAAGTCGTATCTAGGTCCTGGAACAAGTTATTTCCGACAAAATCAGCTATATTTTGGTCTATTGTGGACTTACTTGCAGGCTCTATATACCACTCTGCACCTTGAATTGGAGTCTTGATAATCCGTAATCCTCCACGCACCGCACCATCGCTTCTACTCATATCATAGAAGGTCCTCAGGCCGCGCCGTTCACGCAACTCTGGAACATGTTCCAGACGAGTCCATGCAGTGAAAGGGCTGGGATCAATAAAGCCCATCTCAGCGAACCCCGTGCCCGAAGATACGAGATTACCGCGCTCGGCCATCTGAATGTACGAACCATTAACGGGGTCATAAACAGCATCGACGATGTCATATCGCTTGGTGAGTTCTCCAAGCTCGGCGGTTTTTGTCGCCCAGTGGTGTTCGATGACGGCTACAGCTTGTTCTTGGCTGTCCAACTTTTCATCCATAGTGTCCACTCTCTAGAACGTTTGGCCGTCCAAACTTACAAAACCACTGCTTGCTAACGTTGGATAGCGCTCAAGGTATTCATTATTCGTGAACAAGCCACTGTCCCCAATACCTTCCTTGAGTTCCCCAGGAGAAATCAAATCAGACAATCTGCTTCGATACCCCAGCTCAAAAATATGCATCAATCCGTACCTAAGCGCGTCTAGCGCATGATCTTCACTTTTCTTCGCCATTTCACGCGGGTCTGAGTCCTTAACACCAGGAACAGCTTTGTAATTATTAAATTCGCGAACCAAATTCCTGCAACTGGGATCAACGTAAAGTCCAGGCTTTTTGGTTTTTCTGATCTTCAGAAATCTCTTTACTAAGTCAATACCCTGTCGCCAGTTGTCCTTCGACTTTGGATCCCCAACGCATGGACAAAAATATCTAGTAAGAGTCTCGATGCCTTCAGGATCGGCAGCATCAGCAAATGCCATTTCAATCTTGTAGCCTTTAGGCTGATCCCGATTACGCATGATTTGCATGTGCTCTTCGAGAGTCAAGCCCTTTTCGTAATGCTCGCGCCAAACATGAATTGTGTCATCTGGAGCCAACTGAAACTCTATCGCAGCGAACGGGTTGACGAACCCAAAGTCGATGCACATAAAGTTGGGCCACTCAGGATTGTATACATGATTGCTAACATGTATCCGTTCCAGAAACTCTTTATAAATTTTGCCCGTAAAGCTTGTGAAATCTGCGGCAATCTCCTGAAGGAATGCTTCAGTAGACATGTTGCGCCGCATCCGCTGAATCTCAGGGTCCTGGAACCCACCAGGGAAGATTACCGTATTTTCCCAGGTCGGGTACTGCCAGCTTTGATAGTCCTCCTCGCCACCGTCCAAACCTAGTTGCCACAGCTCATAAAAGAAGTTCTGGCCTTCCGGAGTACTGGTGAAAATAGCGCTCCCGCGCTTATCCGATATGGCAGGCTCAAGCATTCGATCCCAGGTCTCACGCTGGTGCTTTGCTGTTTCGCACATGACAATCAAATCGAGTCCGTCACCCACCAGCGAGTCTTTCCGATCCGCGCTTCTTACCTCAATAGAAGTTCCCCAAGGGAAATTGATAAACATTTCCCCCTGCCTTAGCGAATAGCTTTTCTTAATCAGCGGGTCTTTACCAAACTCCAGCTTGACAATCATGTCGTTCCAAATGACCCGAAACTCTTTCTCGCCCAAAATATAAGTAGGCGCAACAAGCCAAATCCTCTTATCGGGCACCATCAACAGCGGCTCGATATCCTTAGCGGTCATATACGTTTTGCCAGCACGTCTGCCGCAGGCTGCAACCTTGAACCGCGCCATGCTCTTATGGAATTCCACCTGCCTCGGATGTGGTTTGTATCCGATAAGCCTAAAGAATTTGGCCTTATCCACCACCTTTCCACCAGGAATCGTTCCAATCACAAGTAAAACCCCACTCCAGTTTCGTGTCCTATGACAGGCTCAAAATGCGTAACCACAGTTATGGTCTCGGCCACAACATCTCCGTTGACATCATAACTCCGCACCCGAGTTTCAGTCTTACTCACCTGCACTTTTTCGTGTACCTCTTTTTCATCCATTTTTACTCCATTGATACTTACATCCACAATTCTCCCAGCTATGCCCCGATGCTTTGTGTAATATCAAGATGTCGTAATGTGTGTATGTTCAGGCCAAGGTAATTTGCGTGTGATCGATTCCTACGTGTCGTTGAATCATTTTCTGGTATGAGGCGGCTTCAGCCTCCATAAATTCCGCTAATTCAAGCCACCACTCTTCTTCAGTGATGATACCTTTTTTGATTAGTAAACTAACGAGCGCACTAGTTTGCACCATCGAAGAATTAATGCCGACCCTCAAATGTTTTGGAGTTGTTTCTCCTGTTTCATAATTCATGTTCATGGCAACGCCCCACTGCATCGCATGAGCAGCAGCCAAATACCTTCTCTTGTATTCGTCCACGAGATTGTACTCATTATCGAAATCTTTAACTACATTCATGACAGCCACACTCGTTTCATGTGATTAGTCCGCACTCCCGTGTGTATGTAAATAGGCACACTTGCAGTGGTTAGTCGGTAGCAAAAACTCAAATCTTCACTCATAGCCAGTAATTTAGTATCGTGCTTGTATCGAAGCTGGTTAAACCAACTATCACCGTATTTTTGTAGAACTGCATCAGCCGCCTCGCGGCTTATCAGTAGGCACCCAGTACCAGTGGCAGCGACCTGCTGCGGACTCTTGGACTCAATGTCCAGGTCATACTTAAGTTGATAATGCGCTGAATCTGCTTGCTTGTCAATAATCAGATCGTACGCCACGACGAAGGGTTCGGTCACATAACCACTGAGACCATCCGGAGAAACTGTGTTCTGCCCGTAACAAAGAGCACCGACTACTGGTTTGTTGGCTTGTAGGAGGTTGGTGACTGTGTCTGGAGCGAACCCCATATCAGTATCTATAAACCAGATGTGTGTTGCTTCCTTGAAATTGATGAATTGTCTCATCAATTCGTTTCTTGCTTCTACTAAGCCGAAGCCCCAAGCTCTCGCGGTTATGGTATCTGGGATAAGATTCTCAGAATATTCAGACATAAGCCACTGTAACGAGCGATGGAAACTAAACGAAACCATGTCTTCATGTGGATATGCGATTAGTACCTTTGGCATCATAAACTCAGACTTTACACTAATGTCTAGGGGGATGTGGATAGTACACTAGGTTGACTATGTTCCTATATATAGCGGGCTGCGTAAATTTAGCTTACTATACTAACTTAGTGTACTATGTTCAATTTCATCCATTGCTGTGAGGGGGACCATACTATACTAACTTAGTGTACTATGTTCAATTTGATCCCCCGCAGTGAGGGGGACCCGCCGTTTTCCCTTTTGTCCGATTTGTACCTTTTAATATAGTTGTTTCATATTGTTATATTTTATACCGTTTTGTTATACTTTGTCCGAAATGTCGCATTAAAAGATCATATAGTATGATATGACTAGATCGCCTTTTATCACTCTCTTCCGTGAAATATGCCCATATGTCCGGTTTTATGCACATATAGGGGGTGGGCGTATGCGCATATGTCTGAATTACACCTTATATGG